TGGGAACCGAGTGGGGAGCCGAGAGGTTGCCCTGCGTGGGCTGCTCTGGGGGAGGGGCGACGGCGTAGCTTGCTTCCTACGAGCCGCAGGCGAGTTTTGCTGCGACCCGAGGGCGAGCTTCTTCTACGGGCGGAGCTTCATGCCCCACACGCTCTGAGAGTCCGGAGGTTGCTCTGTGTGGGCCTCTGTATCCCGAGGGCTCCCAAGAGAGCCTCCCCTGCGTTGCGTGCAACAGAGGGGCTTGTGCGGGCTCTGTGAGCAAGGGATCCGATGGGGGCGGGTTCGGAGTCGGGTAGCCACCAGTCCCGAGTGCGAGTGCGGCGTGCTTCGCGGGCACGGAGGAGTTGCGCGTAGTCGGCGAGGCGTGCGCGCCAGTCGCGAATCATGCTCCAGGCGAGCGTGGCGGGTGTGAGCGTGATGCGTGCCAGTGTGCGGAGGTGGCGAAGAGTGCCGCCCATCTCGAGGTACTTGCGGATGTACGTGTGGAGATGGCGGTCTGGCATCGCGACCCCGTTGCTACGGAGTACGTGCCAGAGGGCTCGGAAGTTTCTCATGCAGTCTCTCTCTCTCTGCGCGCTGCGTAAGGGTCTCACCCCGGGCCGGCGGAGTAGAGGACACCGACCCGGGGGAAACCGCACGCATGAGGAGTGCTGTTCTAGCCGGTCTCTCCGGCCTCGTCAACGCTCTGCTCGGGGTTCTTCTCGGTCTGCGCGAGGAGGCGTACCGGGAGGTCTCCGGCTCTGATCTGCGCTGTGAGCTCGCGTACGCTCGCGACACCGTCAGCCTGGTCCTGGCGGGGCGCGAACTCCTGCAACGTCTTGTAGCCCGTGCAGAGGGCCTTGAAGGCGCTGATCGCGGTCTGGTCCTTTGACTCGGGGTCGTCGAGGATGCGCACCATGCGGCCGATGCCAACGCCGAAGCCACGGCGGAGCTCACGGTCGTTGTGAGCCGCGTGCAGGTCGGAGAACTCGTCGCTGCGCTGGATCTCGCGTACCTGAGCCTCAGTCAGCTCGAGACGCTCCGCGAGCTTCTTGACCGTCCAGACCGCCCCCGGCTCGCTCATCAGCTCCACCATGATCTGGCAAGCCACGATCCGGTTGCGCACTTGCGGGCTCACGCGATCGAGCGCCATCTCACGCAAGAGGTTGGGGGCTGGATCGGCACTCATGGGCTACATGTAGTACTTGCGGCGTACGGTACGCACAAGGGGTTGTGGTGTGCGAGAAAACTTGCGGGAGTCGGGAAAATCCGCTCTTGACAGATCGTGGCACGGCGGGTGCTCTGTACCCAGTACGCAACTGATGAGAATAACAGCATGGTACGCGGTCGCATAAACGAACCAAGGTACGGAGCGGGGTACCCAGGGTACAGCGAGCACCGTGCCATGTGACCAGGGGGTGGTGAGTGTGGGGTAGCTCGAAAGTAATTCTGCTCGGGCACTCCATGTTCGAGCCCCGGGTGTCGTGGTTCGAGCGGCAGAGCGGGATCGGCGAGTTCTGCGTGTGGGAGGCCGTCATCACCGTCAGCAAGCTGACTCGTGATACGGAGAGGCGCAAGACCATGGGGGTGCCGGTGCAGGCCCGTGGAGGATTTGCCGAGTGGTTGGTCAGCCGGGAGATCGGGGAAGGCGACCCGCTCTACATCGAAGGCGTGCTCGACATCCGCAAGAAGCCACGCGGAGGCTTCGAGACTTTCGTCAAAGCGAAATCCGGGACGGACCTGACCGAGCGAGGTACGCAGTTTCGGCGTGGCAGGGTCTCGCTTCCGCTCGACGAGTACCGCAGACTCAAGGCCATCGAGCGTGAGCACCCCGACACGGTGATCCCCGAGTCGGTGCTCGAGGAAGTTCTCAGCGAGCGGCACATCAACCCGCTGGTTGGGTATGATTCCTACCGCTTGACCGAAAGCGATGCCCAAGACGAGGACGCCGAGCCATGAACAACACGAACGTCGAGATGTTCACCCTGACGGAGATCCTGACCGACTACAACCCGAACTACACGTCGGATCGGGTGGGAACGGACTTCGAGCTCATCAGCATCTCGCCTTTCGCCTTCTCCGGCATGAAGTCGTAGCGTGTCTTCACGCCCGCTCGTGTGCGACCTCTGCGGCTTGAAGGTCCATCCCGACCAAGAGGCCGTCATCCTCAACCGCTTCATCGTTCTCGCCCCTGGCGAACAGGGCTCCGAGGAAGACTCGACCGTGGCGTACATGGAACCCACGAAGACGGCGGAGTACACCTGGGAGCCCAAGGGCGGAGTCGTCACCGGCCTCATCCTCCATGCCGACACTTGCTTGCGCGATGGTGTTGCGCTGAAGATCAGCGAAGCCCGAGCACTGGCATCCCCAACAGAAGGTGAAGACCCGTGGCAACTCTGACCGTCGAAGCCCTCGGCGCCCCGTTCGACATCGACGGAACCAAGGTGCTCGCTCAGTTCACAGCCGATGCCACCGTCGGCGTGAAGTGGTCGCTGTTCCGTGACAAGGTGGGTGGGAACTTCGACTACACCCCCACCCTCGACGACACCGCCACCCACGACACCTTCAACGGCGGCCTGTGGCTCCTCGACTGCGCCCACAAGCCTTCCCCAGGCGACGACCGTGTCCTCGTCGGACCCGAAGATGCTGCCGACTTCACCGCGTACACCATCGACGGCGTCTCCGACACGCTGATGATGGAGTGGACCGGCGTCGCGGTGCCGGGGGCCGCAGACGGCGACACGTTCTGGGTGCGCATGATCTGCCAGCTCGAGGCAGCCGGCGACGACAACGTGAAGTGGTACGGCTGGTTCGGGCGCGAGAAGGGCGCATCGGTCTCCGCCGACTTCTTCACGTACCCGAGGATGATCGTCCAACAGACCGTGACGGTCGCCACAACTGCGGAAGCAGCGTCACAGAGATGTCGGCTCCTGACCCCGCTCAGTGCCCCCAACGGGTTCGACCAGTTCAGCAACGCCGACATGCTGCATCGGTTCGAGACGACCGACTCCACGTACGGTGCCACCACGTCGGGGTTCCTGGCGACCTCGAACAACACCAACCCCATGCTGCGGACGCTCCCGCCGTGGACGCGCAGCCGCTACCCCAACCCCTACTGGCAACTCCAGTTCGCAGCCCTGTGTGCCTGCAAGGCCGACGAAGCCGAGTACCTCCGCACACTCTACATCCAAGCCCGCGACGCCAACGGGTGGGACAAGTTCCTCGAGACACGGGTGATCGAGACATCCGGTAGCGACCGCTACCAGATGATGTGTGTCGCGCACCAATGCCCACACGAGAAGGCGTTCACGCCAGACACCATCACGTCGGGGACCGGGGACGAAGTGCGCTACCCCGCCGAGTGGGCGAACTCGTTCGGACCACGCTACCAAGTCGAGACCGCAGCGTTCACCGCCGCGTCCGACGACTGGTGGTACGACTGCGCCGACCGCTACCGAACCTGGTACGAAGCTGCCGAGTCCCCGCCGACCTTCAAGACCAACCCCAACGGTGGGCCAACTCGCACCGACCCACTGTTCCTCGTCGCCACCATCCAGATCGACCCCAACGACGACGTCGACTTCGCCAACCAGATCGGGACCATCGCCTCGATCCTCGACAGGCAGATGCGATCGACACTCGTCGGCGAGACCGCTCGCGTGCTCCACTGCCAGACGTACTGGAAAGACGCCGATGGCGTGCTGTTCCGTGGCGTGCAGAACATCCCCTTCGATGGATCGGTCGTCGAGAACCTCACCGACAGGTTCTCGCGCGCGAAAGGCCGTGGCTTCAACACCTCTGTCTATGTCAACCCGGCCGAGCTCCGCTACCGACCCAGCGCATCGGGGGTGCGCGCGTTGCGAGGCGGCGAGAACGCCAACGCCGAGTTGAACGCCATCCTCGGGGGTAGCCCCGCGATGACCGAGGGGTGGGAAGACGAGATCACGTACGCGCTCTCTGTCGCGGGTGCGGGGTCTGGCATCTACATGGATGTGTTCCTCGGTGCCCGGCTCATCAACTACAACGCGCGCGGCAGCGAGACACCGACAGGAGTCGGCAACAGCAGCTTCCCGGCCAAGGCACGCAAGCGCGCCTTCATCGAGTTCGTGCGCTCGAGGCTCGGCAACGACGCCGTCATCGCCTCGGAATCGGCCGAAGAGGGCGTCTACGGGCTCGACTGGATGGGGCAGGGCTACACGTTCTACCCCAGCCACACGCTCCTGGCGGACGCGGACATCGACACGACCGTCTTCAGCCTCAGCCGCCTGCCGCACAGCTCGGCGACCGATGTACCGTCAGCGCGCAACCTCAACCCGCCCCTGTGGAACGCCGTCCACCACGAGTGGGCTCCCGCCGGTGTACTCTGCGGGGCGCTCAACAGCGTGCCGCTCGCGACGAACACACGTCACCACGCGGGATCGGGCGGTGGAAGCACCGATGCCGGCATGACCGACACGCAGTTCCGCGAGAACCAGAACTTCGCAGTCGCGTGCCCATGGAGCCAAGGCTACTTCGCACACTGCTTCAGCGTCTTCCACTACGACCACGAGCTGATCCTCGACCTCGACCTGACCGGCTCCGACTCGGGCAACACCGGAGCCCCGATCTGGGCGTTCTACAAGACCCTGTACGAGGCGCTGCGTGAGGACTACGGCGGGCAGTTCCTTCGGTTCGGTCGGATGCAACGCCCGCTCCAGGTCGACTACACGTCGGCCGACGTGGAGCGAGACACCAACCCCGCGAACCACTGGACCTACATCCAGGATTGGGCCGACGGTGGCCGCATCCCTACTTCAAGCGTCGCCGACGCCCAGAAGCAGGCGATGCACTACAGCAACTACTTCGCCTACATGACGACAGCTACCCTCGATCTGCCCGACAACCGTTGGGGCAACAACGCCTTCGAGGTCCCGCGCGTCATGCACTCGTGCTGGCAGAACGTCTCCGCCGGCACCATCGGCATCGTGTTCGTCAACTGGAGCCCGACCGCGACCGCCGCCTTCCGAGGCACCTTCGACCCCACCCTCTACGGCATCACCGGCACGTACGAAGTCGACCGCCTCGATCTGGCCGACCCGACCACCGCGACCAACATCGCAACCGGACAGTCCGGCACGACGGTCATCGGATGGGGCGGCGGTGTCGGCAAGGACATCGACCTCGGAGGAGGCGGCGAACTCGCTGCCGAATCCGTCTACGTGCTCAGAATCACCGAGAACTGAAAAGGAAACATGGGAGCCAACCACCACTGGGTCATCGTCAAGCGCGCCACGATGGCGACTCACACCGCCGGGGGCATCTACCTTCCCGGAGCCGAGAGCAAGCCCGTCTGCTACGGGATCATCACCGAAGTCGGACCCGACGTCCCTGACAACATCAGTGTCGGCGACATCGCGTGGTTCGACGCGCAGTGGCAAGAATCGTTCTCGCTCGACCAAGAGGGCAAGGAGAGCGTCTCCGCACTGCCCTACCACGCCATCTACCGGACCGACACCGTCGATGGCGCGAACGCCATGGGGGCCAAGCTCACCCCCGAGATGGTCGAGATGGCCGCAAGTCTGGCGTCGTGACCAGAGCCCTCGAGCAGTCACACCAGGTCCGCATCCCGGACCGCGCTCTGCTCGAGGAGCACTACTCGAAGGAGGAGCTCGACCTCATCGAGCGCGTCCGCCTCTCGCTACAGCAGCACGCCGGCAACAAGGCCGAGCAGCGGCAGGCGTGGGAAGAGGGCCGCGAGTTCCTTCGGGCCATGTGGCCGGACTGGCGCACCTGGTTCGCGAAGACGACGTGGATCATCGGCAAGGACATGCGCCTGCAACTCCTCAAGCCGAACTCCGCGCAGAACAAGCTGCTCGACATCATCGACCAGTGCCTCGCGGACAAGCAGCCGATCCGGGTTATCTGCCTGAAAGCGCGGCAGCTTGGGTTCTCGACCCTGATCCAAGCACTCCACTACATGTGGTGCGACCTCAACCCCTTCCGGTACTCGATGACGCTGTCGCACAGCGATCCGGCCGCGAAGGAGTTGTTCAGCAAGGCGCGGCTCATGCACCAGCGCCACTGGTTCCCGCGCCCCGAAGGGGCCTCCCGCAACAACCAGCTCGTGTTCGACGAGCCACACCACTCGACGTTCTTCTGCATGACGGCGAACAACCCCGCCGCCGGCCGAGGCGTCACCCTCCAGCACGTACACTGCTCCGAAATCCCGTGGTGGGACGACCCCGAGGCCACGCTCACAGCGGTCCACCAGTGCGTCCCACTCAAGCCCGAGACCTCGATCATCTACGAGTCGACGGCCCAGGGTGCGGTCGGGGCGTTCTACGACACCTGGCAGCGCGCTACGAAGGGGGAGAACAACTTCATCCCGTTCTTTGCCCCGTGGTTCTGGGACGCGGAGTACCAACTCCCGTTCGCCACCAAGGCCAGCATGAATGCCTTCCTCCGCAAGATGAGCAAGGAGGACGACGAGTACATGCAGCGGTACGATCTGACGCCCGAGCAGATGCAGTGGCGTCGCTGGAAGATCAACTCCGAGCTGCACGGCAACGAGCGCCTGTGGGACCAGGAGTTCCCAGGCGAGGCCGACGTGGCCTTCCTCACGTCAGGATCCCCCGTCTTCAACATGGAGAAGGTGTTCGGACTCAAAGATCGCGTGCGCGATCCCGAGTTCCGAGGCGACATCTTCCTGGAGTTTGAACTACCACCTCATCGAGAACCGGGTGGGCCAGTACCTAGAATGGGCTGAGCCCCAGGACAGCAACCGCTACGTCGTCGGAGTCGATGTCGCGACCGGCAAGGTCAAGGACATCAACGCGCAGCGCCGTCGGCCCGGCATGTTCGGATCCGGCCGCGACAAGCCCGACTACTCGGCCGTCGTCGTCCTCGACGTGGAGACGTGCCAGCACGTCGCCTCGTGGCACGGCTACATCGAGCCCTTCGATTTCGCCGTCGTCGTCGGTGCGATCGGCTGGCGATTCAACAAGGCTCTCCTCGTGGTCGAAGTCAACGGGCCTGGAATCTCCGTCGTCGACTCGCTCGTGCAGCACATCAAGTACCCCCGCGTCTACCAGCGCAACATCTACAACCGGGTGGATGGGGTGCAAGAGTCTCAGGAGTGGGGGTTTATGACGACGCAGACCACACGCCCACTGCTCGTCAGCAAGCTCCAGGCAGCCGTCAGCGACGGCACGCTGCGCACCCACGACACCGAACTCATCGACGAGATGCGGACGATGGAGTTCGACGAGAAGGGCGTGGCGCGCGCTCGGGGGCGAAACAAAGACGACCGCGTCATCGCGTTGGGACTGGCGCTACACGGTAGATCGGAAATACTCTACGGCCGCGAAGTCGTACGCGATGATCCCTACCGCGATCTGCCCGACTACGACCGTCGGGCGTGGAAGCAGGTCATCGAGCGAAGGAAGCAGAATGAGCGAGATCGTTTTCCTGGCACTGGCCTTGTGCGTAGTCGGTTTGAGCGCCTGCCTCGTCTACAACTCGGTCCACAGCGTTTCCGCTGAATCGGCCAGGACCATCTCGACGGTCCGCAACCACTACGCCGAGATCCACGCCGTCACGGCGCAGCTGCTCGACGACAAGATCCAGCAGATCGTCCGCGACGCGAAGGACACCGAGCAGGAGACCATCCGCCTGCAAGTCGACGCCCGGCTGAGGCAACTCCAGCAGGAAGCCGAGCGCACCTCCGATTTCGGTTACAGTCCGCCGAACAAGCCTCCTGCGACGAACCGTAAGTGATGAGAAGCAACACGCCGATTCCGTATCTGTTCGGGGGGAACAAGGAGGGGATTCCGTACGATGGCAAGCCCCGGAAGCGGCTGACCAACGACGAGGCGTTGGCGCTCATCGACGGCAAGAGCGGGGCTGGCGACAAGGGGCGCGACCCGACGTTCCTCCGGCTCCAGCAGCTCTGGTTCGCGTCGATCCTCTGGTTCGGTGGCGTCAAGGGCTACTCCTCACCCGGCTACGGGCAAGACATCGACCTCAACCTCCTGCCGCGTGCGACGGGGTTCCAAGCCAACCACCTGTTCCGCATCGTCATGGGGCAAGCCGCCCGGCTCGGATCGGCCAACCCCAAGATGTCGGTCACGCCGAAGTCCCCCGACATCGACGACCAGATGGCGGCCAAGGTCGCCGAGGCGTTCCTCCAGCACTACGACGACGAGTTCAACCTGCGCTCGATGCGCCGCGACCTCGCGTTCTGGACGGCCGTTTGCGGCACAGCGTTCATGCGGACCGATTGGGACAAGATGGGCGGTGCCGAGCACTGGACCTACCAGAACCCCTTCGGCGGCGGGGTGCTGCCGGACAGCCAACTCTCCGACGAAGACCGCAAGTGGCTGCGCGCCTCCAACGGGGCCAAGAAGTCGTTCGAGGGCGAAATGGACATGGAGGTCCTCTCGCCGTTCCAGATCACGATTCCCCGGGGCTTCCGGTCGATGCGGGACATGCCGTGGCTGATCCTGGAGTACGAGCGCAGCCTCGACTGGCTGTGGGACCGCTACCCACAGAAGGCCAAGGACGTCAGCGTCGGAGACCAAGACCTCGGCGTCGACCACCACTGGTGGCGCAAGCTTCCGAACATCGTCCACCAGATGGGCTTCCCAGCCCTCAGCCAGGGGGCCGACAACAACGAGACCATCCTCGTCCGCGAGATGTACGTCCCGCCCACACGGCGCTTCCCCAAGGGCGTGTTCGTCAAGGCGACGAAGTTCGTCGTGCTCGAGAACGGCGGCCACCCGTACGCCGAAGCCGGGCTCGACCTCAACGTCCACCGGCAGATGCGCTTCCCGGTCACGGCGTTCCGCTACGCCCCGTTCCCCGGCCGCTTCTGGGGCCAGGGTCTCGTCGAACACCTGATCGACAGCCAAGAGGACTACAACACCACCCGCACCCAGCTCATGCAGCAGCGGGACATCCTCAGCCACCCGCAGTGGGTGCAGAAGCGGGACAGTGAAGTCGGACCGCGCCGCAACGACTACGGCTACTTCCTCGAGTACGAAGGCCAGAAGCCCGAGCTCATCCAGCCGCCGGCCCTCAGCCAGGCTCACGTCGTCAACCTCGACTACGCCCGGCAGGACATGGAGATCATCTCGGCGCAGTCGGACGTTTCCCAGGCGCGCGTGCCTGATGGGGTGCGTAGCGGCGTGGCGATCCGGTACCTGCAAGAGCAGGACCAGATGGTGCTCGGCCCGACGGTCGAGGACATGGAGGACGGTTGGCAGGAAGTGAACCGCAAGATGCTCACGCTGCTGTGGAAGTTCGGCGACAAGCCCAAGATGATCCGCACGTACGGTGAGTTCCGGCAGGCGGACGTCTCGATCTACAAGGGCAGCCAACTCAACGGCAACGTGTTCGTCCGGCTACACCGAGGCAGCATGATGCCGCAGAGCCGTGCGGAGTCCGCCTCGACCGTCATGGACCTCGTCCAAGGCGGGGTACTCAACCCGATGATGCCCGAGGACAGGGAAATCATCCTGACCACGATGGAGGTAGGGAACACCGACAAGCTGTTCGCCGAGCGCAACCTCGACAAGCGCCGGGCCACCATCGAGAACCACATGTTCTGGAAGCCCATGATGGGCGATGACGGCCGGCCGAAAGAGTTCCCGGGCGTCAAGGACTACGACGACCACGCGACCCATGTTGCGGTCCACCGACAGTTCCTCAAGACCGATGCTTTCGAGGTGTTGCCGCCGTACCGTAAGATCGCGTTCATGGCGCACATCCAGCACCACGAGCAGATGATGGCTCAACGGATGGAGGCGATGATGATGTTGCAGCAGGGTATGCAAGGCCCTGGCGGCGGATCTCAGCCTCGTGAGCCGGGCAAGGCGTCCCAGCCGGCCGAGCGGCAAGAAACCCCAGGGAGCACACCAGGACCCAATTCACGATGACCGAACCTCAGAAGAAGAAGCAGCCCGCCAAGCGGGGTCCCGGGCGTCCGCCCAAGTCGGCCAAGCAGAAGTACCTCGAAGCCTTCCGCAGCCTCACCGACGACGAGCGCATGGAGCTCGGGCTCGAGGGCCTGCCCGATCCGGTCGAGACCGACGACAAGGCTCCGACCCCGTTCGGGCTGCGGTGCGTGTCGTGCGGCGACATCGCCCTAGCCGATCGTGACTGGGAAAC